TCAAGCGTAATCCGGCCCTCAAGCCGGGGCGAGATCTCACCTGCTGTGAATGCGCTTAGAGCCGGTGCTGAACGAGCCATCAGAACCTCGATTCGATAAAGTCGCTTGCCTCAATCTTTTGCGGCGCACCTTCTGTCGCATCAACAAACCGAGCCTCGCGCAGCTTCTCATCGTAGAGCGCCGTCACGAGCTGCACGACCGTGGTCGATCCAGTGACAGCATAGGCAATTTCCATCGCCAGACGCGCAGCCAGAGCTTCAACCAGGCTGGCATCGTACTCCTGCGGGTCAGTCACTCGCGCAGTATATTTGATCCGAGCCGTGCCTTCGTCCGTAAGAAGCTTACGCCCCTCAATGACAAACACCGGGCCTCCACGATTGGAGAACATGTTGTCTTGCGGATAGGACAGCGAGCCGTTGCTAAACTCCAGAACCCGCAAGCAGTACGGGTCGGTCGGCAAGGCGTATTGGTAGGTGTACCCGAATACGGGAGCCTGCGTCTCTTGGGCCAGCTCAGCGCGGCGGATCAGGCAATTCCAAGGATGTGAGCGGAACACAGCATCACGGGCAGATCCATAGCGCTGGTTGACCAGGCGCCCTGCCTTGCTGTTTTCATCGAAGCTGGAAATATTAGAGGCCCCGATCATGTTGAGCGCGTAGTTCGCAATATCAACTGTACTTGCCATCGGATCGCCCCTTGTGGTGGTAAGGGGGCAGTTGCCCGCCCCCTTAGTTTTTTAGTCCAGAGCGTACATGATGGTCAGCTCGATGGTGCCGGTGCCAGCGGCGCCGCCCATCGTAACAGTGACCGGCATGCCATTCGCGTTGGCATCAACCTCAGTGCCAGAACCCAGAGCCAGGGTCGCCAGAACAGAAGTCTTGGCAGCCGAAGAGGTCGAAGTGGCAGCCAGGTAGGCGGCAGCCGACAGCGACACAGCAGTGCCAGCAGCGTTGGTGTGGGCGCCATAACCAACCGACAGGGTGGTCGAGGCACCGAGAGCGTCATTCGCCAGGAAGCCGGAGATGAGACGAGCGTTGTCCGGCAGGACAAACATCTCAATCACATCGCCCGAAGCCAGCGAGGAAGCCTCATAAGTCCCGTGCGCGATGCGAACACGGCCACCAAGCTCGTTGGCCTTGTTCTTAACGGTCGGGTTGGCACGAGTGTTCGTGCGCTGCGCAGAATAAACAGTAGCCATTGCTCTTCTCCTTATTCAGTGCAGAGGACTTCAACGACCTTTTTCTCTTCCATGCGGGTGGCGCCAAGCGTCATCGCATAGTAGATCTGGGTCGCATACGACTTGTCAGCACGCTCATCAATGCGGGCAGTCGGCTCACGGCCAACAGCCACCTTGATGCCGTCCATCGCCCAAGCGAAGACACGGCGAGCAGCCGAACCATCAACACCAAGGCGGTTGGTGACGATGAAGTTGAAGCCAACAAAGCTGTTGATTTCGCCCATCGCCAGAGCCTTGACGGTGTTGAAGTCCGACGAGGTAACCGTGGTGCTGTTCAGCAGGTTCGTGATCTGCTTCGGCGAGACCGCGATGTAGCGCGGGATCGACGGATCAACGTCACCAGCGTCAAGGATTTCCTTGGCCTGGATCAGTTTCGCCAGCGTCAAGCCAGTGGCGCCAGCGGCGATCTGGTTGGTTGCCGTGGCGAAAGCAGTCGAGGTGCCGCCGTCCTTGCCGGTCAACGCGGTGCCAAGGGCAGCCGAGATGATCACGTCGTCCATCGCACGACCCATAGCTGCAGCAGCAGCACGCGAGTAGGTCGAGGTCGGATCGACAAGCAGGCGAACCTTGTCCTGGTCGTCAATCAGGTCGGCATATTCATAGTCCGACATGGTGACCATACGACGCGAGTGCGGCGTATCAATCAGGGGGGTGTCCGCATGACGCGAGGTGCGCAGGACAGCAGCAGCGCTACCGACCTGGTCGAAGAAGGCTTTTTCGCCGTTCACAGTTTCCACGTCTACCGCATTGCGCAGCAGCGAACCCATCTGCTGCGAGAGCATCTGGACGTTCGAGGAAAACTGATTGACGAATGCCGTAGTGATTTGAGTAGACATCTGTCTTCACTCCAACAAAGGTTTCAGGGTGCTACGCTCGATTGTCCCATGCGGGGTCGGGCTTACTGCTTGGGCAGTCAATCCGCCTGTCTCACAAGCTTGGTGCGCGGGTCCGAAGATTGTCCGCTGCATCACATGTACTCTCTAAGGCGAAGAGCCTCATCGACATACGCACGATGCTCAGGGTGGAATTTATCCCAATATGGGGTACCCTGTCTAGTAATCTCAGAGATCTTGCTCTGAGCTTCTGTCGGGGTCATCACAAGCTCGCTTGCTTCGCCCAACAATTTGTCCTCGCCGATCTCTCGCGCAAGGTTTGCAAACATCTTCACGATCGCCGGATGATCGCCCAACAGCCGGCCATCAGCCAGCTCGACCGTATCAAGCAGCTCAGTGTTGCCCAAGAACGTGACAGCCGCCTTGTGCGCAAGCTGCACCTGCTGGTCAAACGCCTGGCCCCACTCACGGCGCAGCTCCTGCTCGCCCTCATAGCGCACAGACTCGGAATTCTTTTCAAGGTCAGCACGCGACTGAGTGACCGCGCTTTCCAAGAACTGAGCAATCCGCCCAGCCTGCTTGCCGTTCAGACCAGCCTCAAAGGCCGCAGCACGAAACGCATCAAGCTCAGCGTCACGCATCACGTCCTTGCCAAGCTTGATCTCGTACCCCTTCGGATCCTCAGGCGCACCCAACCGCTTGTAAACCTGCCGCCACTCATCATCCGTGGCCGACTTGCCAGGCAGCGGGATCTTGTCCGCGCCGATCATCCGCTGCGCATGGACATAGCTCTTGGCCAGCGAAACAGGGTCAGTAAAGTTGCGCAGGCTCGGCTCTGCCCGCAAATCATCTGGCAGGCTGTCAAAGAACCCGACAGGTGCAGCCGGAGCTGCGGTTGCGACTTCTTGAGATCCAGCGCCCTGGGTTGTCTCTTCGCTCATGTGTTTTCCCTAATCCCACCTTCGGAGAGCATCCTGACGACCAAAAGCACAGCATCACGCTGCCCCTCCTTGAAGGCGGAATAGTGAGGATCGCCAGGAACAAACGTGCTGGCCTCAAACGCAAACCGCGACTTGAGGTCAGCCAATACCTTCTGGCCGTCTTCGGTGTTGAACGTCCGACGATACGCCAGCTTCAGATCATCAATCTGTTTCATACCATGCCCTCAGGCAAGCCGCCCACAGCCTTAACGAGCGGCGCCACGTTCTTGGCCTGCTCGCTCTGCATCATCGCCTGCTGCATCTGCGCCTGCTGTTGCTGCGCCTGCTGAGCCTGCCGGCGAATACGGGCAACCTCTTCATCCGATCGGATAACCCGCGCCGGAATGCCCGTCACCTCGACCAGATACTGCACCAGCTTGTCAGAATCCAAGTAATCCATCACAGGCGCAATCTCGGCCACCTGCATCATTACCTCAAACCCGCGCAGCATTGATTGCAGATCCGTCAGCTTCTGAGCCTTCGCCAGTGGCGACACATACTCAATGTCGATGTCCTGACCTTGTAGCTCCTCAGGGGCGGGAGGGAGAAGACCGGCCCTGAGGAGCAGTGCAAAGGAGCGAGAGATCAGAGGCTGCAGCAGCTCCGATTGCAAACGGCCTAGAACCGGCCCAAGCAACCGCATCTTCTCTTCATTCCGTTGCAACACCTCGGTCGCCGTCATCGCAGAACCCTGCGCCAACAGCAACTGATCCACATAAAACGCCTGGCGAATAGCCATCCGGCGCTGCTCCTCCATGTTCAAACCAAGCGGATTGTTCGCGCCAATCTGCAAAGGCTCAATCCGATCGCGCGTGCCGGCCCGGTAGAAGTTCAAAGATCCAGGCGTCGTGCGAACAGGCAGTATAAACCCATCATCCGGCGCCATCAAAGGCGGATCTACCTGCTTCTGAGCCGCACGGATCGTCGTCTCCGACATCTTGTTCAGCATCTTCACGTCCGGCAGCGCCGTCATGGCGGGCGATCGGCCATACGTCGAAACCGAATCCTTCACAAATCGAGGCACCATGAACGGGAATTCGTCAAACCCGCTCTCAGACAACAGCGCCTTGGTCGCCTTGTGATAATAAACCGACGCAACCGGCTTGTTCTTCGCCGCCTTGCCCTTCGTTTCACCACGCGGATAAACCACATGGACAATCTCATGCTCTTTGTACGGCTCGTTCTTCACGTCATTCAGCACGCCAGTGGGCAACTTATCCCCAAACTGCTGCGCCATAGCCCGAGCCGTCATCTTGAACTTGCGATACACCGTGTCAACGACACCGCGCGAGTCCTCCGAAATGCAAATCTCGGCAATGTGCCGAGTTGCAAACCGCAAATTATCTTCATCGATGTCTAGGTAAATGGCACCCGTGCCAAACACCACCAAGTCATAGTACAGCTCATGCACTTCCTGCTGGAAGTTCGACCGATGAAACGCCTGGTACATCTGGTCGATGCACACCTCCAACCACTCATTCGCAGCGTCATTGCGCTGCAAACCAGTGTTGCGATACCGCAGGGAAAACCACGGCGTACTCGGGCTGGTCATCATCCCGTGCAACGAAGCAGACAACAGCTCAACCGCGTGAATGGCCGTGCCGTCATAGATCAACTCAGTGCGCTTGTCGCCCTGAGTGCGCTTCTTCGTGATGTCAGCCTTGCGCGGCAACATGTAATCCGCCAGCTCTTGCCAGTGCTTCTCCCAGTTAGACCGGGAATTCGACAAGTCCTGATAACGACGATCAAGCTTCGCAACCAGCGGATCAACCTGCATCACATGCCCCCATAGCTCGACATCAAAGACCGACGCGCCCGATCTTCCTTCGTCTTCTTCTTAACCGCACCACCCTCAGTGCGGCCAGCCATCTTCTGCTCCAAACGCTCCAGAGGATCCACGTCAATAGACGCCGACATGCCCTTGGCAACCTGGTTCGACTTGCGCCCCATCAGGCCAGCAATCATCTGCCCGTTCATCATTTGATCAACCCCTCGCCGATCATCGACCGGCCAAGTCTCCGGCGATCACGAAGAAGACCCTCAGGCTCCTCCTCCGGCAGCAAACCCATTGGGCTGGTCAAAATCGTGGACGCACGACCACCCTGCACACTCTCAATCGCAGCATCCTCAACAGGACCAGTGGAAGTCATGTCACTCGGATTGACCGGCCTTGGTGCCTGAGGCACTTCAGGAGCAGGCGTAACCGGCGGGATCTCAGGCGTTTCAGGCACAGCCGGAGGAGCAACCGGGACATCCGAAGTGTCCGTACCATCCCTGTCACGATCACGACGATCCCGATCGCGATCTCCGACAGCCGTGACCACAGAAGGACGCTGCTGAGGCCGAAGCGAAACGTTTGGCGATTGGCTGCCAAACCTCTCACGGTTTGCGGCAATCGCCCTGTCGCGTTCAACCACAGACGCCCGATCACCACCACCACCAAACCCCAACGCACGACCAATGTCGCGCATCACATCCCCAAAGCTTCTCGCCATCTCATCACCTCATGCCGCAAACGGATCGTAGTCCATCTCCGCCTGCCGTTGTGGAGCCTTCAACATAGGCCCAGCCTCTCTATACCCAACCGCAAAGTACCGAAACGCATCAGACGCATGACTCGTCCAATCATGCACAGGATTCGCCCGAAAACTCCGCGTCCGCTCATTGTACGCACGATGATACGACCGCAATGCCTCCAAACCAACATTACACCGATCCCGGTCAAACCACAAACGCGGGATCAACATCTGAGCCGCATGGATGCCATCCTCAATCGGTAACCTAGGCACAACCCGAAAGTTCAAACCCAAGTCCCAGGCAACCTCACGCCGACTCTTCCCGCTTCCCAACTCCCGAACCTCTATATCATGCGGCGCATTATGTGTCCCGTACAAATATCCCCGCTTGTTCAACACCTCACAATAATGCGGCAAACCCTCGTTCCGAGCCTCATAAAAATCAATCACATGTACCG